GGTATAAAAAAACCCGCATAAAGCGGGCTCTTTCAAATGTCCATGTCTGCTATTCGCCTCGCGATACAGCTTTGCGAAGCTTACCGGAATTGAAGCAGTTTATGTGCAAAAATGCAAGAACTTTTTTAAAGCTGCATCAACCTTTCCACCAGTTTATCTCTGCGAACAACAAACCAACCATTGGCTCTCGCCAGTTCCAGCCATGACTCAAGGGAAATAACAATATCATCATCCCGTAACTGAATTGTGGAAACAGTGACACCGCCTCTCTGATAACAGAGAACTCGCGTGTCGTAACTTTTCTGGCATGAAACTGGCGTTGACGGATCCTTTTGACTGAAATAGCAGTCTTCCAGTTTTTCGAACACATCCCACGCCTGATCGGTTTCGAGCATTTTGGCGTGGCGTGCTGCGCCTCGTTCTGTCCAGAGGATGAGGGAGCGGGCTTTGGGAGAGATGGGATTTTGTGAGTAGTTTAAAGCTACCCGCAATTCTTTAAGGTCATTACCAACAACTTTGAAAAAGTGTTTCCCTTCAACGAAGCGTACTTTGTTCTCATGATGATTCTGGCGAATACGCACCGGCTCAGTGCCGTAAAGCTGCGCCAAAAGTTCGGTGGTAATAACAGGAATCTGGTTATGGGTGATCGGGGAGAGAGTTTCAACAGAGATTTGAGTGGTCATAACGATAACTCCGTACATTTGGAAATTATCGCCACCGACGACGCCAATCGAACTGGTGGCGAACTGTGCAGGGTTGGCGTAACCGGGTACGGAAACCGGCGAGCCTTTCGGCTCCCCCACACAGCCCGCCATAAATCGCGAATGAGACTGTGCAAACGATATGAAAAAAGACGCGGGCGCGTCTCATATCGCTCCGTAAACATCCGGGACGCCAATCCCGACGCCAGATTTTGCTGGCGCGTGAGGAATATAGCCCCGGATAACAGATTGAGTCAACAGACGGTTTTTAGATCCCCGGAAGAGAATGCATCACGCATCGGTAGATAGAGCATATATTCAGCAAGATTTAGCCATACATCAACCCGACTGCAACACGTCCGATAACACCACTCAGGGTGTGAATCATTCAGCAATTCAGCCATTTTTCGCTTAGTCATCCCACTCCCTTCATATCGTTGCCGGAGGATACAAATCAATCCTGGGTGTTCTGCCAGCACTTCACTAATCACCCGATCAATGCATAACGCCTCTGCGTCAGTACAATGCACCAGCCAGCTTTTTTGCTTGCCGTTGATCATATCCCGCAAAAAAGCCTCAAGTTCAGGTTTGTCCAGACCTGCTTTTTTCATCCTCCGGAGCGCCTCGTTAATTGCCGTTTTTGTCAGCTTTTTAGAGGCCAACAACTGGTTGAACATATTCCCCGTCTTACCGCCGCCAATATACGACCAGCGCCCCCACATGCGCAGTTTTCCCTGAATCCAGACACTTTCCAGCGTGGTGAGACGAAGGTGTTCCCCGCTTTTGCCTGTATTTGTTGGGTAAATCATAAATAACCTTCCTTTCTCCAGATTTCTTGCGTGCGAAAAACACCTTCTGCATGTATCAGGCGTAATTCTTCTTTGGTGTAATCGCTTGTTTTTACCCGCCCGTCGATTAAATCGTGGCATGAGCTACAGGCAATCGCCGCCTGCATATCGTGTGGTTTTGTCGCTGTTCCGCACGTTCCCGCCAGTCGGTAATGCGCCAGCACAGACGTTTCCGGATCGTGATTGCAGTAGCCAGGAATTCTGACGGTGCACATCTGCCCCCGCGCCGCTTTACGTAAATCCACCATTACGCAAACTCCAGTAGCTGCGCGGCCACATTTTCGACTTGTTCCGGAGAGGAAAATTTACGGAACAGGATCCAGTTCCACAGCACATTCAGTACAGATTTATAAACCTGCTGAAACTCGGTTTCGTCCATGTTCGCAAATGCGATAGATTTTGCCCTGCGCCCACGACTACCATCAGGATAAATATGCTCGGTGTAAAATCCGGCCTGAATGGTTACCCACTCGCGGAAAGCGTCAAACGACTTTAGCAATGCCGTATCCCGGGTTCTGCATGTCGCAACTGTATTAAGGTATTGCTCTGCGGCATCACTCAGGGCTGGAGTGTGTTCCCGACCTACTGATTCGCACAGGTAATCAACGAAGCCTGATACCAGTTTTCGTTCGCGAGGCGTGATCGCCCCACCGACCGGAGTCCAGTAATCAAATCCCAGTTGCAGGAGTTTGAAAAAACGCTTGTGGAATGCGTAGTTACGCACACGCTTAAAGTCTGCGTGTATCCACTCACCTATTTTGATTTGATGCAAAAAATCGCAACTCTCCGGCGTCGCCGGGAGAAGTAATCCGGAAGAGGTTTGTTTGACCAGTTGTATATGCGCCATCGTAGTTCTCCGCTGGCGCAGTAGAATGGGTGTTCAGCCCGTTATGTAGTATACCAGAATTAATGCCAATACTAACAGGATGCTCTGACTCGCAATTCATCCAGCAGTTTATCATTTCCCATAATGTCACTTACCCTCATCGGTAAAAAAATTGCCTTTCGACCATTACGATACATTATTGATTTTGGGGTTTCAGGGAAGTAATCCATTTCGACTATAACTGACAGGTCATCACGACGTATGACTGCGTATTTGCTACTAAATAGTTTCTTTATTTTTTCCACGATGCCTCCAGGTTTATAAGTACAAACGGTTATATCCACATAGAGACAAAAATATTAATCTGAAAAACATTTATTTCACGCCGTATATTTGATTGTTTAATGTGCAAGTACAATGACTTTTATTTTTTGTTGTGTATATAATCAAATATATGGTTATTTTTCACCCTGCGTATTCAGCACGCAACAAAAAAAACCGCCGAAACGGGTTAAGTGCGGGTGCGTTGAGGATGCCTGACACATCAAAGGTGGCGGGAGATTACTCTCCCGCCTGGTCACTCTTACTCTCTAGATTCGTAGTCTACGAAGACAGCGACCTCCGTCTGGCCGGTTCGGATTCGTACCTCGCAGAGGTCTTTCCTCGTTACCAGTGCCGTCACAATGACGGTTAAACAGATGACGATCAGGGCGATTAACATCGCCTTTTGCTGCTTCATAGCCTGCTTCTCCTTGCCTTTCGGCACGTAAGAGGCTAACCTACATTTGTGAGACATAGATTGGGCCTCAGATTAATGTTAAGCGTCTTGCAGGACGCGTAATGTTAACTGGGGCTTTTCTCTGTCTGCCTTACAGTGACATGCCCGAGGCAGACAGCCTCAAGCACCCGCAGCAATCTTACCGACACCGATAAGAAAACGCTATTTTTTATTGCCAGCACCATCTATCCAGGCTAGTTTATCTGCGTCAGAACGGCGCAATGCGCTCGCCTGAGATACGTTTACTTGCCATGGTAACAACAGGTAACGGCAATTGCTGTTTCTGTTTTGTTTCCTTCAAAAACCCCGGACCATCAATCCGGGGTTTTTGTTTGTTAACCCCAACGGCAAATCGAATACACCACCAGCGCCACCGCCATCGCAATTCCTACCGTGGTGAATGCCTCAGGCCAGGTCATTGATTCACCTCCTGCGGTGGTTCCGGTAGCGGCATCCAGTGAGTTGAGCTCTCTACTTCAACGCCGTCTTTGTCCACAAAAGCCATCTTATTCCCGCCACGAGTGGGGCAAAAAACCTTATCCCAGGAACCGGGGAATACATTCCCGAGATCATCGAGAAGAATCACATCGCAATATTCAGCAGGAACTGCATCACTACAGCTTATCCAGCCAGCCGGAGTTACCGGAGAGTTGCCAGCCTTACGCATGGCCATTTCCACGATTTCAACCATATCTCCTGGTGGAATTTTACAAAGTTGCCCAATACATTTCTGCTGCCTGGCATATTCGAGAATGTGCTCCAGTTTGGTTCGATTAATCATTATTTATCTCCCTTAAGCATGGCAGCGCGGCAGGCGTTCCAGCCATCAACATAATCAAACGTATTACTATCGTTTGGCCCGATTTCATCCGGCACTATCGGCTCTGGTTGGATAGTGACGTTGGCAAAGGCAGCACGCAAACCGGTTTTAATTTCTTCGATTTCATCAGAGCCAAGCGATGAATCTGACAGTGCGTGATGGAATGCGTAAGCCATGTCGTCGTTTACTGCAACCGGCACTGCCGGCGCTGCGTAAAGCGGTGTTATATCTGCCCGAAAATCACATGCTTTATGCAGTCGTACCCAACGCTCAACTTCCGCTTTGTCAAAATATATAGCAGTGAACGTATTAGATTCCTGGTCAACTTGAGTAAACGTCACCTTCCACGCTACAGCTACGGCTTTCCATCCATCAGGTTGTCGCATTCGCGGGGCAGCATAAAGCTCATGCATTCCATCAGGCAGCGAGTGACCCACATACTCACCGAACCCGTCAATACACATGCCCCCATCTTCAACAATGCATTCCGCTACAGGCTCTGCTTCCAGTGATGCCAGAGCGATAAGCGCCAGTTCACGAATTTCACCGCCGTCTATATCGTCAATATCATCGCGGCCAGAAATGTTAGCCAGCCATTGCAGTCGCTCTTTGGTAATAGTGGTCATGCCGTAGCCCCTTCTTGATATTTTTCAAACCAGAACACAACCGGGTCAGATTTCATTTCAACCAATCCCATACGAACCAGCGCTTTGCCTTTCCCGGACGCAAGGAATTCACGACGACCATCACTGATAATTCGTCGATAATCTTCCAGGCTACTGCAATGCTTGTGCAGATTGCATGGGTGGCATGCTGGTACCATGTTGGATATATCGTCACGTTCCTGGTGAAGCATATTTCCATCAAAACGAATGACCGGTTTTACATGGTCTGCATGCCACTTTTCGCCAAGTTCGCAGCCGCAATAAGCGCAGCGACCACCGAACTTCATGCGCAGTTCTGCACGTTGTTTTTTCGTCAGTGCCATATCAGCTTTCCTTATACGGATTAATTTTATTGTGCAGTGTGTTGAATGACGCCCATACCACGTCGTTATACAATTCAATAACTGGCTCAATTATTTTTCCGATTATCCAGACAAAAATTAGTGGGGATATCGGTGTCATCAACACGATAAACAGAATGAGAAACAGGAATTCTGTTGTTCTACTCTTTCGCGGATATTTTTTTCTAAATAATGTAACCATTCATTACCGCCCTTTCGGGCGGTCTCCTGATGATTTGAGGGTGCAGAAATCCCTCCGGTTAAGGATTAAATTTTTAACAGTGCTAAATTTAATTATTCAGTTCTGGATTTTGTCGCCCTGCGTATCCGCGCTTTCGCGTTACGCTCAATCTGTATCAGCTTTTCTATATTTCTCCGCCTTTCCTGTTCCTCCTGGCGCAATAGCCTTACATCATCTGCCAGTCTGGTTTCTCTTTTTGCCACAGAGAGCATCCAGTCAAACGGCTCCACAACCGCACCGCAGATTTTACAGCGGACCTGACGCTCTTTTTCGTCAACCCGGACAGAGGCGTGATGGCAATATGGTCTTTCCGATGGTTCATAAAGAAAATTAACCTGATTACGTGGGTCATCCTCTTTTACCGGAAATAAAACGATATTGCTTAACTCATCTTCTGGTTTTATTTCCATGCTCCTCTCCTTTGATGCGAATACCAGCGGTAATTGAAGCCTGATAGTGAAGTGGTTTACTGAATTTGGCCACCTGAACAGAGGTGATATGCTCACCTCAGAACAACACAGGTGCCATAATGAAAAAAAGAAATTTCAGCGCAGAGTTTAAACGCGAATCCGCTCAACTGGTCGTTGACCAGAATTACACCGTGGCAGATGCAGCCAGCGCTATGGATGTCGGCCTTTCCACAATGACGCGATGGGTGAAACAATTACGTGATGAGCGGCAGGGAAAAACACCAAAAGCCTCCCCCATTACCCCGGAACAAATTGAAATCCGTGAGCTCAGGAAAAAGCTACAACGTATTGAAATGGAAAATGAAATATTAAAAAAGGCTACCGCGCTCTTGATGTCAGACTCCCTGAACAGTTCTCGATAATCGGGAAACTCAGGGCGCGTTATCCTGTGGCCACTCTCTGCCATGTGTTCGGGGTCCATCGCAGCAGCTACAAATACTGGAAAAACCGTCCTGAAAAGCCAGACGGCAGACGGGCTGTATTACGCAGCCAGGTACTTGAACTGCATGGCATCAGCCACGGCTCTGCCGGAGCAAGAAGCATCGCCACAATGGCAACCCAGAGAGGCTACCAGATGGGGCGCTGGCTTGCTGGCAGACTCATGAAAGAGCTGGGGCTGGTCAGCTGTCAGCAGCCGACTTACCGGTATAAACGTGGTGGTCATGAACATGTTGCTATCCCTAACTACCTTGAACGGCAGTTCGCCGTGACCGAGCCAAATCAGGTGTGGTGCGGTGATGTGACCTATATCTGGACGGGTAAGCGCTGGGCGTACCTCGCCGTTGTTCTCGACCTGTTCGCAAGAAAACCAGTGGGCTGGGCCATGTCGTTCTCGCCGGACAGCAGGCTTACCATGAAAGCACTGGAAATGGCATGGGAAACCCGTGGTAAGCCCGTCGGGGTGATGTTCCACAGCGATCAAGGCAGTCATTATACGAGCAGGCAGTTCCGGCAGTTACTGTGGAGATACCGGATCAGGCAGAGTATGAGTCGGCGTGGAAACTGCTGGGATAACAGCCCAATGGAGCGCTTCTTCAGGAGTCTGAAGAACGAATGGATGCCGGTGGTGGGTTACGTAAGCTTCAGCGAGGCAGCTCACGCCATAACGGACTATATCGTTGGATATTACAGCGCACTAAGACCGCACGAATATAACGGTGGGTTACCCCCAAACGAATCGGAAAATCGATACTGGAAAAACTCTAACTCGGTGGCCAGTTTTTGTTGACCACTTCATAGCTAATTTTACTCACAGTACCGCCTCCTGAAATTTCCCCTGATAAAACGCCAGCACGCGCTGCATAGCTTCGCTCTTCCGGCACTCGCGACAGATTATATTCAGGCGCCTGTCGTAGCGGCGTATTTCTCCGTCTGGTAATGACCAGATAAGGTCAGGATCAACCACAACCGGTTTCTTCACCTTTACCCTCGATAGCTTTTTGCGGGCGTTTTGCCAGTCTTTATGAGCCTGTTCAGAGGGAAATACCCCGTAGCCAGAATTATATACATCACCACTTGCGACCAGTTCCATGCATAAGCGACCGACAGACGCACGACTGATACCTGTTTCATCTGACAACTGCCGAATCGTGACCCGACCGTCCTGATGCACGAGTTCCACAATTCGCGTCTTCAGTTCTTCCCGCTGTTCGGGAGTAAAAGGTTTCGCCATAAATCCTCCTGAAACTACTTAACAACCCTCGAATGGCTAACATTCGGACGCCAGCTCTCCCAGTTAAAATTCACCCAGCGCCCGCCGTTCATGACCATGCGATCCATCACCCGCTCGCCGAGAAGTGTATTCATCGCTGCATGGTTAATATTTGTCAGCATCCCCACACCGCGTAACGATGCCGTCCGGCGATCAACAATCTGGTTCAGTACCACCTGCTCGTTTTTCGTATCCCGCTGCATGCCAATTTCATCCAGGACCAGCAGGTCAACACCACAAAGCTCCTGTAAAAATTTTTCACCGGATTTGCCGTTGTCGTAGCTCTCATGCAACACGCTCATGACATCGGACACGGTGACGATAATCACGCTACGCCCCTTCGCCATCAGCCGGTTGCCAATCGCGGCTGCAAGATGATTTTTTCCGGTGCCGGGCTTACCGCTGAACACAAAATTCGTACAGCCTGTCATCAGTTCGTCAGCTATGGATTTCGCCTGACTCAGTGCATGTCGCTGACCGTCGTTCTGCGCCCGGTAATTCGCAAACGAACACTTCCGGTGCAACGGCTGGATGCCGGAGCGGTTCAGGATTTTTTCCACCCGCAACTGACGATTCAGGCGGTTGATCTCCTCGCAACGTTTCTGGCCTTCAGCAAGTTGCCACTCGCGCCACTCCGCAACCGTTCTGAATGGGGCGGTTACATGTGGTGGGGTCAGTCTGCGGATACGCTCCAGAACGCCTCCTGTCGCAATATTTTTCATGGTCTGTTACCCCCTGAAGCCTGGCGGGATCGCACTGTCCGGCAACGAGACGGTGTTAACCTGTCGGAGCAACGTCTCAGGCCGAACACCTTTCGGCGCGAACAGACCCTGGTATTCATTGGCGATGCTGTGTCGAATCACCTGCTCAGGTGTAAAACCCTGCTGACGGAATTTTTCCAGTTCCCGTATCGCCCCGTTAGCGCCCTGCTCCGTTCGAATCGGTTTTCGCAATGCCTGCCTGAACTGGACCCACTCATGCCAGAGTGTTTCTGGCAACCAGTCGGGCAGATCAACTGACAACGGGTCAAATTTTTTCTGGCGAACAGCCCCACCGATAACCAGAATTCCCTGCTCGGTGTGCCTTGCGATATCACTGCGCCGCAAGACACATATCCCGGTTTCAACAGCACCGATTTTGAGCAGTGATTTCTGTCGCGGAGAATTTCGGTCAAGCTCGATCCCACACCGGACACCGTTCCTGTCAGTCACGACGATATCAATCCGCCCTCCGCAACCGTCACCACGCTCTGGCACCGGATACTCACGACAGACATCCAGGCCAGCAGCCTGCAACGCAACCACCGCAGAATTACAAAATTCCGCTGCAGTACCGCCAGATAATCTCCCCTCAAGCACTCCAGCCACAAAATCCCGAAACTCCCTTCCGGAAGGGAAGGGTTTGGGATGGGTTAGATCTGTTTTTAGATCTTTATCTGTATCTTTATTAGTTGCCTTTGTGTTGGCATCATGTTCGAACATCACTCCAACATCTGTTTGAACACCTGTTAAATTTCTCTCTTGTTTTGTTTGAACATCTGCTTCCTTTCTGCTTCTTCTGGCCTGAACAGATGCTTTTCCTGCGGCTGATTTTTTGGTTAATTTTTCTCTGACAGATGCCAGATCTTCCTCAATCCGAAGATGCATCCATTCGTCGCCGTTATCACAAAAAAACTCCCGCAAGGATGGTTCAACATCAACCCATCGCTCGTTAGTCAGACGGGCAATTTTTGCCAACCTGTTTTTGGGTATTGGCTTTCCTGTTTGCCAGTAATTGAACATCAGCAACAAATACGCGCCGTGCTCCTCTGCTGACAAATGCATGGTGTCAGCCAGGTAATCAGCTATGTACAGTTGCATGTATGGTAATGCGGCCATAATTGCCCCGTATGATGCTGCCCGGTTGCTTAGAATAAGCACAAACAGCATGGAAACTTTTGCTTAATGAACAATGACAGAATCGTCGGAAGACCCGCCGCCGCTGAAATGCGCTTTCCGGTAAACGGCCTGGACTGCATCATCATGCGCATCAATTGCCGTACTCAACGCTTCCTGCGCCGCCAGTAATGCACGGCGTTCCAGGGTATCGAAGATGCAGAGTCGGTGACGCAGCTCGCGCGGAAGAATTGCCAGAACCGCAGGGATCAGTTTCTGAATTTTTTCCCTTTGCGCTTTCGTTTCACCTTTTAACCAACGATGATAGATGTTCTGCTGATTATTCCAGTCCTTGCCTGGTGTCAGAGACAATTCACCTCCCCCCTGGCGCAGATATTCTTCAGTAATTGCGTTAGCGACCCACGCCTGCCCTTTTTCGGCTGCCAGGGCTAACAACACTGATTCGATGTGCTCATGCCTGATTTTCATGAATCAACCGCTCCTATGCTGTTTTCGCTATGCTTACCGTCTGGGGGGAATACATCGTCAAGTCCACAATGAGCGCCAAGCCGATTAAGGGTAGAAACAATTTTTCTGCACTCCTCTAGTCCAGGGGTACGAAAATTTGCTTCGTAATTTGCCAGTCGGCTTTGTATCCACCCTAACTGAACAGCAAGTTGTCTTTGAGACAGCCCAAGCTGTTTTCGATATGTTGAAATTTTGTTCATTGAAAACCTCCGATGACAATTTTAAACACACCTTGTGTTATATAGTCAAGCTGTTTTGTGTTTTATGTAAATCACGATTCGTGATACAAGGATGCAATGGAAAAAGAAAACGAAAAAATTGCCGCTAGTAGGCTCAATGACAAAATTGCAATGCGTCTTAAAGAGCGCAGGCAGAAGCTTGGTTTATCTCAAGGAAAACTTGCTGAAATCTGCGGATGGACGCAATCGCGTATAGGTAACTATGAGGCGGGCAGCAGAAATGTTGGAGTACATGACGCTGTCGTATTGGGAAAGGCACTTGGCATATCTCCTCCTGAGCTCCTCTTTGGAGAACAGGAATCTTCTGAATTGTGGTTAAATGAATCCCAACGAAAACTTCTTGAGTTGTTTAACCAGCTACCGGGCTCAGAACAACAACGAATGATTGAGCTATTTGAAGTCCGGCTAAAAGAAATCGATGAGTATGTAGAAAAATATTTGAGAGGCAGGATTAAAGATAATCCCCCACCGGAATAATGATCTTGCTATCACAGTAATATGCCAATCAGCCCGCTATCAGCGGGCTTTTTTGTAGCATCATCATATGACACCCACCATAAAACACATTACGTGTTGACATAAGAAAACAAATTGTGTTTAATAAGCATATCCAAACAACGCCCCACCAGAGAACGGCAGGACAATACCTCGAGTTATCCAGTCACTGAACAGGGCTAAGTAGCCAGCCTGAGGCATACGAACATGACGGCAGTTGTTGATTGATACAAAGCGCAGTAGATAAAACGTTCCGCCACCCGGCGTTAAGGGGAAATGGGGTCAACATGAATACTATCGATCTTGGCAACAACGAATCTCTGGTATGTGGCGTGTTTCCCAATCAAGACGGCACATTCACCGCCATGACGTATACCAAAAGCAAAACGTTTAAAACCGAAGCTGGCGCACGTCGTTGGTTGGGAAGACATTCAGGTGAGTAAAATGAACGAGACAGAATTAAAACACGTTATCGCTCTACTCCTAGAAGATGCAAAACGCCTCCAGCAACTGGAGCCAAATGCAGGCACTGGGGCACGCATCTGGCTGGCTAAAGAAGCGCTGGAATCTGGCGATTATGATAGCGAAGAAGCCTTCTACAAAGCAGAAGGCCGTGCAGGATATTCACCGGGTCTTGGCGGGGTATAAATACCATGCGCATTGACTGAATTCGCAAACAAAAACAGACGCGCGATACCCGGATAGTCGGTCTGCATAGTCAGATATCTGGCTGCGAATTTGATAAATATCACCGCCCTTTTCGGAAACATAAGTTCCGTCCGGGAGTTGATTATACGAACCATCTCCATGGGGGATCGTTCTCCTGAATCCTAGTGAGAGCATATATTTATGAAGCCCTTCGTAATCCTCTGGCTCAGCATTATATAGTTCTACTCTGGCGAGATACGTTGGCATATTCATTTCCTTACTGGTTGTGTGAGAACTTCAGTAAAGATACCACCAAAGCCCGGAGGTGGTGAAATAAAACCGGGCACAACACGAAGGCGCATTTCCGGTATTCATAAAGAGTCGGTCTTGTCTGTGAAATTTAAATGGTGGGAGTGCGCTTCCGGTTGTAAATAACGACATTGCTGTGTGAAGTACCAGTTGGCGGCATCGGTTTAATTGCTGGCTGATGTCCGCCCTTTTTAAAGTGAATTTTGTGATGCGGTGAATGCGGCTAAGCGCACGCGGCACAGTTAAAAGTCATGTTAGTCCTTATTGTTTTGGGTGGGAAAGCCGACTGTAATTGTTAACTGGTTAACGTCACCTGGAGGCACCAGGCACCGCATCACAAAATTCACTTCGGTGATGAAAGGAAAGAGAAAATGTTGAATGTAGCTATTGAAAACCAGAACGGGTGGAATTATAGTGCACCTGCACCTCATAAAACGGGTGCCGGGATTAGCACCCCGAAAGTTACTCGAGCGCATAACCGCGCTGAAGCGGTTTTTTTATGCGTAATGCACAGCCACATTCAAATTATGGTGAGGCGTGCGGGGCAGCCGCAAGGCTGGCCGGGTTCTCGAGTGACCGGTAGTGCTAACCCTGTGCGTCTCACCACCCATGAGATTAGCACCTCTGCTGGTGAGTTAATTAACTTATCACTTGAGGATGTCATTATGGCTACTACCCTTTCTCACCCTGACGTAACCATCGAAAATGGTCGCGCCGTCACTACTTCTATTTCGATTGCTGAGTTTTTTGGCAAGCAGCATCACCATGTTGTTCAAAAAATAGAATCCCTCGAATGTTCTGAACTATTTTTAACCAGCAACTTTTCGCGGGTTAAATTCGAACACCGCGGCAATTCTTATAACGCCTACCAAATCACCAAAAACGGCTTCGTTTTCCTGGTGATGGGCTTCACGGGCAAAAAAGCCGCCACATTCAAGGAAGCCTACATTGCTGAGTTCGACCGCATGGAGGCCGAACTGCGCCAGAATAACACCCCACCTGCTGACAAGATGATTCCGGGTGATGGTCGCACTCTGGTTGTTCACTTCGACAAATTCGGCAATGTCGAATTCACCGAAACCGTTCCTGATGGCGCACTGGTCTGTACCCTGGAGACTTTCCGGTTTTATCTGGAAAAACAGGGCTGGACTCTTGTAAACCGGGGCGCAATTAAAAACATGACCGTAGAGCAGTTGCTTTCCTTAAAATAAAAATGGAGCTATGGATATGAACCCCATGCTTGATTATTGTTTTACACCTGCCCTCAGGCAGACCATCAGTCATACCGGGATTAAAAAATGGCTGTGGAGAATCAGAAAAATTCTCCAGCAAAAAGGTGACCTGGATTTAATACAATGTGATTACCATCTCTGCAATAAACAGTTTTTACCTGAAAAAGCTTTTACTGGCGAGCTTATTTATATGCATGGAAACATGATTGCCAGAAAGAAACGAAAATATTGCAGTGCAGCTTGTGCCGAAAAAGACAAGATGGCACACGAACTTTAATTAACTGAATATTCGAAACTGAATTTATGCCAGCAATGGCAGGGATTCACTCAACCTTAAAAAAGGAAACAGCAATGAGCATTATTGAATGTGAAATTGAACTTGATGTTATTAACGATTCTCTCGCCGAATTTAAATGTGGGAATACATTACATAGTTTCATTCAGATTTCCCAAAAAGAAAACGTCACGGTAATTATTGATGACGGTTACGTTCTGGGAACATTTGATTGTTGTGTATGTGCCATTAAAGAAATTGCATTACTCACAGCTCGCATTGAAGAGGCTGACAAGAAATACGGTATCAGTTATCAACGACTGAAAGAACTCTCTCATATCGCATCATCAGTTCGTTTCTTTTATGCAATCTGAATATGAGTTGAGGTTAAAAAACAATGAGCACCGATAAACAAGTTTACCCACTGTATTACGAAGCAAAAAATGACAAAGTAAGAAAACGCCTCGGTATTAAAGGCGGTTTTTACTGGGCTGAAGCGAAAAAATTATCCATTGCCATCTCCCGTGGTGCTGTTGCGATTGACGATGCTGGCTACGATGAAGATGACTTTAAAAAACCTGTTCGCGTCAATTTGCCCGTTGTTGATGACCTCCCACCAGAAGGCGTGTTTGATACGGAATTCTGCAACCGTTACGAAAAAGGCGGGGAAGATGGCATCACAATGGTATTTATCGCATCTTCTCCCTCTGTTCAGGACAAACCAGCCAGCACTGACAATACCAACGTCAACGGCGAAGACATGACAGAAATTGAGGAGAACATGCTCCTGCCAGTTTCCGGTCAGGAACTGCCCATTCGTTGGCTTGCGCAACACGGCAGCGAAAAACCGGTAACGCACGTTTCACGCGACGAACTCCAGGCATTACACATTGCTCGGGATGAAGAACTACCGGCTGTTACTGCTCTGGCTGTTTCGCATAAAACCAGTCTGCTCGACCCGCTGGAGATTCGCGACCTCCACAAACTCGTGCGTGATACTGACAAAGTTTTCCCTAATCCTGGCAATTCAAATCTGGGACTGATGACTGCTTTTTTCGAAGCATATCTGGATGCCAACTACACCGATCGCGGTCTGCTGACAAAAGAGTGGATGAAAGGAAATCGTGTTTCGCGTATCACTCGCACGGCTTCCGGTGCTAATGCTGGCGGCGGGAACCTCACCGATCGCGGCGAAGGTTTCGTCCACGATCTGACGTCGCTGGCGCGCGACGTAGCCACTGGCGTACTGGCCCGTTCAATGGACGTGGATATTTATAATCTTCATCCGGCACACGCTAAACGCATTGAGGAAATTATCACTGAAAATAAACCGCCCTTTTCTGTTTTCCGCGACAAATTCATCACCATGCCTGGCGGGATGGATTATTCCCGCGCCATCGTGGTTGCGTCAGTGAAAGAAGCACCGATTGGTATCGAGGTCATCCCCGCGCACGTCACTGAATATCTGAACAAGGTACTGACTGAAACCGATCATGCCAACCCTGATCCGGAAATCGTGGATATTGCCTGCGGTCGCTCCTCTGCCCCGATGCCGCAGCGAGTAACAGAAGAAGGAAAACAGGATGATGAAGAAAAACCGCAACCATCTTGCGCAATGGCAGATGAACAGGCAACGGCTGAAACAGTGGAACCGGATGCAACTGAACATCATCAGGACACGCAGCCGCTGGATGCTCAGTCACAGGTAAATGCTGTTGATGAGAAATATCAGGAACTGCGGGCAGAACTCCATGAAGCCCGGAAAAACATTCCGCCCAAAAATCCTGTCGATGCAGACAAATTACTGGCTGCCTCTCGCGGAGAATTTGTTGAAGGGATTAGCGACCCGAATGATCCGAAATGGATTCCCGGTCATCATATCTCCTCAAATGAAGTCAAAAAAACGGAAAATGAAGTGCGACAGACTGAAGATAAACAGCACCAGAACAGCGAACCGGAGGAGGGAACACCCCTGAGGAATCCCCAGAAAACAAGACAGGCATAGTGAGATGTGATCTAATTGATTGTGCT